GGCAACCAAAATGTCCAGGCCCTCCTTGACTTTTACAAGCGTCTGTCGCGCCTTGACGTCCCCATGAGTGAGATTCGTACCATGGCTTCTGCCAATGGCCTTCTCATCTCACAGGGCCTCTTTGATCGGCTCTCGGCCTTTATCCCCTACCTCATGGAAACTGTCACGTCTAACGTGAACAAGTTCATCCATAAGGTCTCGGAATCAGTCCAGAGCCGTGCCCGTGCGGCCTACGAGGCCGCTCTCAAGGCGGCCATCCGCCGCAAGCTCACCCTGCTCACGGGCCTCGTCCAGTTGCTGGTGGGGCTCTTTATGCAGAACCCTGCCATCGCCTCCTGTGGTGGCATGACCCTTGTGGCCCATGCCATTGCAGAGGGCCACGACCTCAAGAGGGTTGCCGCCGCAGGCGGCGCCGCCGCTCTGGGTGTGGGCCTCTCAGCCTACAGCCACATATTTCCCAAGGAGCCCGACTTTGAAACCCCCATTCCGCTTGGGGAAGACGAAGACGCTCCCGCAGATGAACCTGACCCAGAGTCCGACGTCGGTCTTTTCTATGGCCTCGTGGCCAAGATTCAGAGCATGATTCCCTTCCTCAAGCCAGGCCCCCTCACGGAGCTCACCAACGAACTCCGCTTTGAGAAGGCCAACGAGCTCTTTTCGAGCTACTTCGAGGAGGTGGACTCCTTCAAGGAAGCCTTTCCTTTTGGCCTCTTCGAGCATCCCCGACTCCACACCAAGATGGCGGACTCCATTCTCGGCAAGACCATGCCTGAGGGCAAGTATCAAACTACGCTCCTCACGCAGGCCTTTGACCTCCTCGCCGACTGCGAGGGGGATTGGGAGTACACCACTGACACTGACAACTTTGTCAAGCCCATTCAGCTTGCCTCGCAAGGCGCTGGCCATGAGTGGGCTGGCACCTCTCTGCTGCGAAGCGGCGTGGAGGCGCTTGTCCAGTTCTTTGGTGTCACCGCATCTGGCGACACCACCGACGTCCGGGAGGCTGTCACGCTCATTATGATGAGCAAGATGGTCCTTACCTCGGCCCGCGACACCATCAGTTTTCTGGTGAGTCTGTTGCGGGAGACCCTCGTCTACGTGTGGGGCTACGACCCGCTCGACGCTGTCCGTACCCAGCTGATCCTTCACGCGAAGCAGGCTGTCAAGGACATGCATGATGTCATGCAACTCGCCGGAACCCTCAACCCCGAGCAAGCCCGCACTGTGATGGAGGCGTACACTTACACCCGTCGCATTCTCATGCAGGCGGGGGATGAGCGTCTGCCAAACTACTGGCAGTCACAACTCATGGCTCTCTCCGTGCAGGTGCGGCCTCTGTATGTCACCGCTGAAGTCATAATGCGCCACGTCAACACCCGCCAATTGCCCGTCTCCGTTGGCTGCTTCGGCCCCGGTGGCACTGGCAAGAGTGTCTCACTGGACCCCCTCTGTAAGGTCCTCTGGGAAGCCTTCGCCCAGCGCGATGCAAAGCGCGCGGGCAAGGCGTACACCTCCAGCGAAATCCCGGTGGGTGCCATCTACCCGGCGCCCAAGGACGAGTCCGCTTTCCATGACGGCATGTCGCCCGACTGCCAGATCTACCGGATTCAAGAGCTCGGACTCACGCCCGACCCTGCTGCCAAGCTCCGTGAGGTCCAGAACCTCATAGGCGTGGTCAACACTGACTGCCACGTCGTGGAGTATGCCCATTTGGAGCGCAAGTGCGACCCTGGGTTTAAGGGCAAGCTAGTGGTCAGCGATGGCAACTGTGACATCTTTGGTGATTACCAGCACAGTGTCCGTGACCTCTCGGCCTGGACACGGCGTTTCCACATCCGCATCATTCCTGTGCCCGCAAAGCACTTCGTCAACATCGAGGACCAGATCTTCGTGCTTGTTGGCGGAGCTTACGTCGGCTGGATGGTGGATTCGTGGGACCTCCCAACCACTGGCCATCTTATGGAAGGCCAACAACCGGAACCAGGCTACGAGAACTACTTCATCACAGGGCTTCAGCTTATTGAGGCCATCCTCGTTTTGGAGGAGAAGTTCTACGAAGACCACCAGAAGGCCATCGCCGTCACTGCGGAGGCCATCACCGTCCGCGCGGTGGCCGCCGCCACTGCCCTGGAGAACGTGGACGCACTCCGTCTGCCCATTCCCGTGGCCGTGTCTCCCCAGTCCGAAAAGAGCGCCAAGGCCCGTGCGAGTCTTGAATGTCTCGCCAAGATCTGGCGCGAACAGAACGACTACAAGGGCCCCATCCCGACCTACCACTACAAGCGTGGTGGGGAGGTCTTGAAGGTTGATGCCCATCCCGCTGACGAAGAAGTCGCCAGCGCCGATGCGGCCCCAGCCGACCCCGCCCCCCCAGTCCTAGTACAGCAGACTCGAACTGCTGACCCTCGTGCGGTGGAACTGGAGGCCCTCATGGCAAACCCCCTGCCGGTGCTTAACCTCAAGCCCTGGCACAAGGTGGCCCTTATGGCCATCATGGGCATCCTGACCATGGCCGGTGGCTATTGGTATCTCAACCGCCAGACTGAGGACCCAGACGACGATTTTGACGACGAAATGGAGTCGCAGGGTCCTGGCAAGGATTACCGCTACAACCGCAACAAGGCCAACTCCGTCAGCCGCCAGCGCAAGGACGCAGCTATTCGCAAGAAGGGCATCCATCCTACCGCGCAAACTGACGTCGGGGAGGTCGCCGACACGACCGCCCTTGAAGACATTGACCAAGATGAAGTCATGAAGCGCATCCAAGCCCGGGTGCGCGTGGCCTCGGCCAATGGCTCCGTCAACGCCGCAAGCCTGACGAAGCTCACGAAGGCCATCTGCTACCTCGTCTGTCCCATTGGAAACGGAGGTACCTCGAAGGTCCGTGGCTTCTTCATTGGCCAGAAGAGTGTCGTGACCACCTGTCACGGCATCAAGGCGCACATCCGCAGCGAGTCCTTTGAGCTCATCTCACAGAACTACAACGGCACGCGGTTTCTCTGGTCCGACTGCTCTCTCTCGTGGCTCGACGACCAGGACTTGGTTGTCATCCACTTCCCGACAGTCATCATGGCCCACAGCACTATCATGGGCTACCTCCCCAAGGATACTGACTACGACCGGCTCCAGCAGCTCAAGTGCATGCACCTCGACTCGGTGCCTTGCGCCATGCCGCCTACCTTCACGGCCTACAACGCCCGCTTCCTGACCCTCTACACAGGGACTTACCGGCGCTTCGACAAGCAGGACTATTTTGTCCCCAAGTTGACGCTGAGTGTTTGCGGCCCCGCTGCCCGCGCCGGCTGGTGCATGGACCCACTGATCTATGAGGCCAGTGGTCGCACCTTCATTGGTGGCTTCCACGTGGCCGGCGACGAGCAGGGCAATAACCTAGCGACTTTCCTGTCGCAGGAAACTGCCGCACGCCTCCTTGAAGACGCACCAGAACTTGTTTCCCAGTGCGACATCACCGACCTCATCTCGAACGCCTACGGCTTTGGTGACAAGTTTACCGAGCTGGCTGGCACCTACGAGATTGAGAAGGACGGCAAGGTCAAGAAGTTCCCCCTCGAGGGCCGCTTTGACGGCGTGCCAGGCGTGCCAATGATGGCCAAGTCCAAGATCGTTTGGGCTGACCCAACTGGCGAGCCCTACGACCCCATGCAGGAAGGCGTTGCCCCTTGCATCCCTTGGTGTGCCATGCGGCGTACCGCCAGCCTCCGCAACGTGGACTCCATTCCTGAAGACTACGATGCGGAGTTTGAGCCTGTCTCGGACATTCTCGCCGACAAGTGGCGCGGTCCTGACTCACGGCTGCTGGATTGGGAAGAGGTCATCAACGGCGTCAACCCCAACGATCCAAATGGTCTCATGGCAGAGATTCAGCGCATCCCCATTGGCGCCTCTGCAGGACCACTGGCCCCCTTCCAAGGGATCAAGGCCAACAACTTTAACTACGACGAGGCGACTGGCAAGTGGAGCATGAAGCCTGAGCTGCAAGCTCAGGTCGAAGCCCTTGAAGCCATGCTCCAGAACGGCCAGTCCTTTCCCCTGATCACTCAGGAGTTCCCTAAGGACGAACTGCGTCCCGTAGACTCCGAGGGTGCCATCAAGGACGCCCACATGATCAGCAACCTACCTCTGGCTATGTTGATTCTCACCAAGCGCCACACCGGCGCTGCGGTGGCCTCGATCATCTCCAAGGGCATCAACGGCTGGACTGCCACTACCCTCAACCCCCATGGCCCCGAGGCGGAACTCTTCGCTTCAAAGGCCCACGCCGAGGAACGCATCTCACAGGGAGACTACGAAAAGTTCGACTCCTGCTGGGCCTCGTGGTGCTGGGACTTCCTCAAGCTACTTTTCCGCAAGCTCTACGCGGATGCTCCCGAGAAGCAACACCTTGCCCGGGACGCCCTCTTCGAGAGCTACAAGAACCGCTATGCCATGCTTGGCCCCTGGCTTGTCCGCATTGCGGGCTGCCAGGTGTCGGGCGGCTGGCTCACCCTCATTGGGAACGACATGATCAACGCCTACGTGCTACTTAGTGCGCTGATCCGCAGTCTTCCTGACGAGTTCAAGCCCGAGTGGAGCAACTTCTTCCTCATCCTGCAGGGAGATGACCACGTCCACGGCGACGTCCGCGATCTGTTTGGCGAGCCTGCCGACATTGACATTGCCGACGTCGAGGCCTGGGTTAACCACCTGGGCTTCAAGCGCACCAACCCCACCAAGAGTGGCCCGGTGAGCTGGATGGACGTGGTCGAGATGGACTTCCTCTCGCGCACCTGGACCGGGGTGTTCAACCCGCTTAACGCGGGCGAAGACAACCCTGAGAAGGCTATTCGCCGCATCCTCTGTTGGCATCACACTGCCCGCTCCACGGAGGAAGCGTCTGTTATGAGCGCGGTTATCGAGGCAACTCACCTGTCCGAAGACCGCTACAACGCATTCTTTGCACCGTACCGCCAGATTTTGGCGACGCGGGGCATCTACATTCCCAATTACCATGCCGCACTTGGGGCCCGACTCAAGCACCTTCCCTCAAAGAGGGCTGCTGAGACGGGTTGGAAGGACTTGGAAAACCATCAGGTTTCCCTTGGCCAGGCACTGCGTGCCAAGGTCCGCACGGTACCCTCACGGGGCCAGGACCCTACCCGCAACTCCGTCAGCAATGACACCCGCCCATTCGTGGGCACCAATCCCCCGGTTTTTCCCAACTACAACAACAACAACATCAACTACGTCCTCGACCACGTCTCCACTCCCGCCTGGAATGGAGCTGAGGTCGTCTCTCAGTCTGACGCTGGACTCGTCGGTCTCGGCGACGCGCCCCCCCCGACCATCGCGCGGACGACGAATGAGACGATTTCTAGTGCGCCTATTCTTATGGAGCGCAAACTGCCTTCGGTAGACCACGCCCCAATGTCGAGCTCTTTCGATGAGCCGACAATGCAGCGCACTTACCCCGACACCGCCACTGTCGACAACACTGATGTTGCCGGCACCAAGATTTTCGACATCCACCCCGCCGGCGCACTCCTCACCGGCCGCCGCGCCACGGCTGCCCTGGGCTACAACTACGTATCCTGGGACACGCTGCGCATCGTCGGCGACGTTTCTGCGCCCAAGGGCATGGCCGGCGAGCTTTGGCTTGCTTTTGACCCTTTCCCACTCGTGGGCACCGTCTACCCCTACACGCCGCAAGGCCTGCAGTGGATCAGCCTCGGCACTTACCTCCTGGGTTCTGCCTCCTCCTTCCAGGTGGAGATTCCCTGGACGTGTGACCTGCCGTGTGTTAGTCTCGACAACACCGGCAACCCAGTCTCCGTCAACAAGTGGGACAAGGCCACAGGTGCCTTCCAGATCTGGGTGAAGAACCCTGCCCGCAACGAGCTGTCGCCAGGCGACCCATGCTCAGCCACAATCACTCTTACTCTCGAGTTCGTGGGTGTGAAGCTTCACGCTATCTACCCCTACAGCTCCCAGGGTGACTCTGAGGCTGCCGCCATGGCCGCGGCCGGCGACGAGACGCACTCAAGCGCCGCACCGGCCCCGAAGTCCAAGCACCACGAGTCTGGGCTTGGTACTGTTCTCGGTGGAGCTGCGGGGCTCGCCCTCGGTGGCCCTGTAGGCGGAGCAATCGGCTCTGTCCTTGGCAACACCATTGGCAAGCTCTTCCACTTCAACAGCCCCCAGGACACGCGGCCCACCCAGCCCACCTATGAACGGCTCCCTCAGCCGGGACTTCCGTGGGGCATTACGGGCCAGGTCGTTGGCCTGGAAGGTACCAACCGTGCCCCACTCGTCTACTCCACAGCAGGAGAACCGACGATTGAGAGCTTTGGCGCCACCCACGGCCTCGTGTGGATGGGTGACTTCCCAGCGGGTACGCACGCAGACATTCCCGCTACGCCACTCTTCTGCATGATTAACACACTTGACGCCACGTGCGTGGACCCCACCTCTGCCTTCCTGGCTACAGTGTGTGGCACCCACTTCATGTACGACGAGGTCGAGTTGATCCTCTGCATTGACACCTCCGCCTACACACGTGGCGGCATTGAGGTGCTCTGGCTCTCCGGCTCCCTTCCGGGTGCCTCGAGTGTCATCAACTACCCCTCGCAGGTCCCGCGCGTGCGTTTCGACGCTGAGGGGCCAACCAAGTTCTGCGTCAAGGCATCCCCCGACTACCAGGGGAGTGTCTTCCCAACGCCACAGACGACCACTGACTCGTATACCCAGAAGTACAACCACGACGGCTACCGCTTTCCTGGCACCTTCCGGGTGCGCTGGTCTGCCCCTCCCACTTCTGCCGCCGCTGGCACCCCGCCACCAATCCTGAGTGTCACTATGGCATTCAAGGGTCTCAAGGTGTACGGCAACTCAGGCCCGCGCTATGTGTCGCAGTCCGACATGGCTCCAAAGCCAGATGAGGCTGCCGCGCCTGAGAAGATCACTGGGGGCCTTTCCACCGCCGTCACTCACGAGGACTCGGTCTCTGGCCAGCTTGTCAGCTTCCGCGACCTCATTCGCCTCCCACGCCACAGCGCAAGCGCGTTCACGCTCACGTTCCCGGGGACCAACCCCCAGTGGGGCTTGGGCCAGGTGGGCCACGCCATGATCAACTTCAACGCCACACTGGCCTACGACGTGGACGCTGCGTTCACCGTCGCGGGTGGAGACGCCTCCGCCATTGGCGCAGGCGTTCACCACTTTCCCTCGGTGCTGGCCCTGTTCCACCGCGTCCGGTCGAGTCTCGACTTTGAGCTAACTATTGCCTCAGATGTGACTAAGGCTGACATGTTCCGCCGGAACTCTTGGTGGCGTGTGTACCAGCGCTCTGAGACGACGCCAGCGGGCACTGGCCACAGTGTGACTGGGCCCTTCGTCAAGGCCACCGTCTGGGAGCCACTGCGCTTCACGCTGCGCCCAATCAATGGGCGCGCCTGGCGCTTCACGAATGGCAACTACCCGTCGAACAAGGTGTATGCCGACATTGTGGTTACCAACCCGGAGTACGCGGTGCCGATGACCCTCGTCAACATTGACGGCTACGTTAGTGCCTCTGACGACGTGTCCTTTGCGGTGCCCCGCTACCCAGGGCCAATGAAGATTGTGCTCGCCAATTAAAAACCAAACTAAAAATAAAAAGAAAAGTAGAAGAAGAAGGTAGACTTTAACTATTATCAATAATCCAATGCCATACGTGGCAGTTCTCTTATTTTGTTTTGTGGTATAATTAGGCTGTTTTCGAGA